TGGAACCGTCAGGTAATCTTGCTCGAGAGAACCCATTTGAATTAACTAGGGGTTTCTTTTTTAAGTTCGGAACGCGGTTCAAATTGAAAGTTTCGTGTCTTGTCACCATCTAAGGCGAAGGAGAGTGTGTTAGGTACACAACAATGGAGGCTGTCCGTAAACTTCATAACAACTGCAAGCGCGAACTTATTCAAAAATGGGTACAACGTGGAGAGAGTGTTCTTGACTGTGGGTGTGGGCGAGGGGGTGACTGGCACAAGTGGAAGGCGGTCGGTGCCCATGTCTTTGCAATTGACCCCGATGAGGAATCTTTGGTGGAGGCTGAGAATCGAGCAATTGAAATGAAATTTGGAGTCTTCTTCCTCGGCAAGGGGACTATTATTCAGGCTGCTTTTGCTGGTCCTTTTGATGTGGTTTGCTACAACTTTTCGATTCACTACATCATGGACGATTTCGAGAACTCAATCAAGGCGATTGACTGCGCGGTGAAACCGGGTGGTTACCTCATCGGCATCACACCTGACAAGAACCGGGCTGAGCTCATCTCCGATAGTAAAGGTCACTATATAGACCGTCTTGGGAACACCTTCGACATTTACCAGGGTGGTCGGCGACTTTTGGTTAAACTGACGGATGGTCCTTTCTATGCAGATGGACCGAAGGACGAGCCGCTTCTGGATAGCACACTCCTTACGGAAAGTCTCAGAGACGTCGGCTTTGAGCTCGTTTCCTGGGAACCTATGCTGGATCAGCCAAACGGTCTGATTTCTGACTTGTACTCCAAGTTTGTGTTTCGAAAGCTTCTCCCAGGTGAAGCTGCTGCCAAGTTGGCGGCTACACGGCGAATCAAGAAGGGAAATGACGAATGGCTCGGAGCAAAAATGTAGACGTGTAATAGTAGAGGAATGGAGTATTTCATAATCTTGTTATTGTTTGTCACCCTTGTCATCATAGTCTCCATGAATAAAGAACCCCAGATGCTTAGTGACCTCAAGATGAGGTACTGGGTCCTCCTTGAAATCCTACGAAGCACAGGAGACCCTCTTTGGCACCCAGTCTGCAAACCCTCTATCATCACTGGCATGATGAACTGGGACAAGGAAAATGGTCCTATCGGTTCAAATGTGAATAAAGGATATGAAATTTACATCTGCCTGGATGGAGACGATGTAAATTCGGCAATGTATGTACTCCTTCATGAGCTGGCACACATGTCAGTTCCGGAATACGATCACACAAAGAACTTTTGGGCTCACTTTGAAAAGTTGAAAAAGATTGCGATTCAGAGCGGGGTGTATACCCCGTCTGGGACTCGCACATATTGTGGGGATGTGGTGAAGGATTAGAGACAAAGTCGGACGCGAAGCGTCCAATCTTTAGATCACGAGGGATCTAAAGTCCTTCGGACTTTGTCTCTCAGACTCGGTCTCCATCCACCAAGTACTTCTTTGCCATGTAGAAGACGATGGCTGCCACGAGGGCGGTCACAGCCAGACCCGTCAGGGACACCTCGCCTGATGGTCCGTGAAACTTTGGAACCATATCTCCAAGCTTGCCCTGCACTGGCTTGGAGAATGCGACGACTGCTGCGACACCTGCCAGGAGCGCCTGGTAGTGCTCATCACTGAGCCCGAAGGGGTTCTTGCTGCTGCCACGGGAAGACTTGGAAGAGTCCTCAGACTTTCCCTGCTGCTGAGGGGGCGCCTGAACATAGGGCGATCCCATCATCTCATCTTGCATCATCTGTCCGGGTCCTGGCATAACCTCCTCGATAGGAGTTGCGAAATCTGCCATTTGAGATTCCTCAACATCTTTTTCAGGCGTATTAAAAGGCGATCTCAAAAGACCAGTTGGTGGTCCAGTCTTTTTGTCAGAACCCTCGCTTGGGCGTGAGAGACCGGTAGGTACGCTCGTCTGAGTCGGACCCAGCTGCTGACGCTCTAGAGCTGCCCGAGCCAATTCTTCATTTAAATTCATTTCCTGTGAAGGAATTTCTGACATTATGGTGTCCACGTTGGGGTTATAAGTCATGACTCCCGCCATTATTGAATTTTAAATGGAAATTATGTGGCATCGGCTACCGCGACTTTTTTACCACAACCGTCTCCCCTCTCCTCTTGGGTTCACTTGTGGATCCTTGGGGGGCATTTGCTGCCCTCTGGCTATAGTAACGTTGGTGATACTGCCAGAACGACGGACCACCCACCCTGAAGTTCTTGCGGATAGGCGCCTTGTACCAAAATACACAGTCTGAAATCTTGTTACTCTTTGACGTGTTATCCAGGACCATGCACTCGTAGTTTTCTGTACACGAGTCCATCACCTGACAGAACTGGTCAAAGGTCGGGAAGACTCCAAAGAAAGCCTTGTAGAGATTCTCACGGTTTTGACGGACGTTATCACGGAGGGCAAAGACATAGTCAACGTTTGTGCGAACGTATGGGAGCATATCCATACAGTACTGGGTCGTGAGCATGAAGAATATGTTCCAGTGGCGACCGTTCATAAAGAGACGGCGCATACAGTCATCTCGCATAAAGGCTCGGTCGTACATACAGTCATCCATGAGGAGGAAAACCGAGGGAGCTTTGTCTTTTCCGAGCGTCTTGACCAGGCGGTGCTGACGTTCGAGGAGCTTTTCGACTGCATCCCTTTTGTATTCTCCGTACACGAAAAGGTCAGGAATAAACTGCTTATAGTGCCCGTTTCCATCCTCAGTGCCTGACATGGCAATACCCGCCGGGATGTGTTTCTTGTGCCAAAGAATGTCAGTCACGAGTGTCGACTTTCCAGTTCCACGCTTTCCGATAAAAACACACACCTTGTCATCGCCAATTTTACTCGGGTCAAACCGCCTGAGATGCAACTGACTCATTCTGGAATATAGGGTCAAAATTGAGAGTCTGCTGGGGCGCGGCGCTCGTTGGGCTCGGAATAAACTCTACGAGTTTATTAGAGATGTCCGCTGGTTATATCCAGCTGGCTGCAATTGGACAACAGGACGCATATCTCACAGGGTCTCCGCAGATTACTTACTTTTCGGGAGTTTATAAACGTCACACACCTTTTGTGCTTGAAGCATACGATATTCCATTTGAAAATCAATCGGTCGTCTATGGTCAAGAGAACATCTGTCGCATCCCTCCGAAAGGAGATCTCGTAAGAGCTCTCACACTTAAGATAACTCTTCCGTATCTTTTCGATCCTGGAACTTTCTGGGCTTGGACGATAACAGCTTCAGCCACGAATGATCCACACATTATCATTGATGGTACATACTTCGCCCTTCCATATTCAGGTATCACGTACTATTCAACATATAATCAGAGTTCATGGATAAGTACCCAACTTGGACAGTATGTTTCGTATTCAAGTGCTCTCAATCAATTTATATTTACAAATTGTTCAAGTCTTGAGGTTGATCAAAATGGAGGCATCTTTTGGGGTCTTGATCCAAAATTAGGAGCAATTTCACCTACAAATTCTTCAAACTTGGTATATACAGTTAACTCATCTCGAGCATCAGACTTTACACTTCAACAAGCTGGGTGGATTCAGAGTACAGGATTGCCCTCGGTGAATACGAGAACAAGTCTTTTTTTGAGTCTCACGAGTGGTCAAACATATACAATATCTTCACCTTTGCAATTTATAAACTTTTCCACTTGGACAAATCAGGATACAGTCTCTACATATTCAGTTACTCAAAATGGTCGTCTCAAGTTTGTAAATTCAGGTTTTTATATGGTCAGGGCAGGGTTTTCACTCGGGACTGGTTCAATTCTCAATATTTCAAGCGGATCAGATGCAATTGAAAATATTTATCCTAATGGAATTCCAACTGTACCTCAATTTGCTTATTCGTGTGATTTCCGAGTGTCTCCCGATCCATCCATGCCTCTTTTGATGCCTCTTGTTGTCGCGACAACTGCAAACACATATTACTTTTACGCGAGTACAACTTCAGCAGTGACTCAGTTTATACAAGGTACTTACTTTACAGTAACCCCGGTCGATGATCTCTATATGTTTAATGTTAATATTTCCCTGTTAGCGGCAAAGAGCACTCCTGTTCCTTTTTATGGTAACATCGTGACGCCTCAAAACACAACAGTGACTCTTGGTTCGGATAATTCTATTACATTTGGTTCTACGGGGACATGGATGCTTTCGGGTGTTGTGTATCTCCAACAACCATCGAGTGGTCCCGGAAACTATCTTTCGAACGTTCTCGTGTGGCACGGTGCCGGGGTTGTAGATTACACATACACGACTTTGAGTACCCAGGGTCGTGACCCGACCATCGCATTTAGTATGCCCATCGTCGTTACAAGCACAACCGAGAAATACTATACAAACGTTTACTGTAGCGCAGCAACAAGCATATTGAGTCAATCATACTATGTAGTGACTCAATTCGGGGCTCAGAATTACACCGGATATGAAACTGTACTTTCGAACAACGGACTTTTATTTACACCTCCCGCGGGCGACACATACCCAACTCAAAATACTGGTCCAAATACTCCTTTAAAATTCAACGGGAATGGTTCACAAGCAGCTTTTAGTAACGTCTCGAGTTCACTCGTTTCTAATATCATATATGTGAATCAAGCAACTGGAAACCTTCAGTTTTCGAACATTGCGACATATATGTTGACTGCTGTTCTTTCTTGTGCTGATAACGTCAGGAGTATTACATTCGGGACTACAACATACAATTTCGACATTGGAGGTCTTTTCCCTCAGTATACCGTGAGTGTTCCATATCGCGTGACATCACCTTATACCGACGTTCCAATCACTATAACAACCGATCAGGTTGGTTCAACTACAGAAATATTTTCAAATACATACATCTCAGTCTACCCTGTCGCCTCGAACGTCATCCCTACCGTGAGTTACAATTACTACGACTCGGTAGGTACTTGGCTCGTGAACCGGGCAGACCTTGTGATTGGTGGACAGACAATCCAGTCACTTACTGGAGAGTTTATTGAAATTTATAATGATCTCTACGTCCCGTATGAAAACCAACCAGGACTCAAGTTACTTACTGGAAAGTACGATACAGCGACACAAATTTATCCACCTGGTAGAACATATTTCGTAAACCTCCCATTCTATTTTTATCAAAATCCTGGTCTCGCATTACCACTTGCAGCTCTTGGTCGCCAGGATGTAGAGATTCACATATTCTTGCGAAAACTTCAGGAATTGACTGCTATTCCTATAAACACGAGTATATCTTCACAGACACTGACAGCCACCATCATCACAGAGTACGTCTATCTGGCAGATCCAGAGATTAACTGGTTCAAAAAGTCACAGGTCGATTACGTGATCCAGCAGTGTCAATACCAGACGTATGAGCTTCCTTCACAATTTTCATCAGCAGTTTTGAAACTTGATTTTATCAATCCAATTCGCGAGCTCTTTTTCGTGGTTCAACTTGATGGAACAACCCCTTATAATTACTCAGACTTGAATAGTCTTGCGATGAATTTTAACGCCTCTGAGGCTTTTACACAGGATGTGACAGACTCGCTGTATCTCAACTCTATTGAGCCATTCAATCATTATATAAATTATCCAACACGTCTATTTTACATGTATGCATTTACGAAACAGACGAATACTCCTCGACCTTATGGTCAGGTGAACTTTAGCCGTATTCGCGACATATTTATTCGGTTAAACACAAACTCGTACGTGGGTACGAAACAGCTTAGAGTTATAGGAATAAACTACAATATTTTGCGAGTCAAGAATGGTATAGCAGGTCTCATGTTCAACTCGAATGACGTGTAAGCGCGCAGCGCACGCCCGGAATAAATCCTGCGGATTTACTAGGAATGGCCGGTCGAGCCAGTTTGTCCTTTCTTGGACAAGAAGACATTTACTTGAGTTCAGATCCCGAAGTCACGTATTTCGTCGAAAAATATGTCGGTCAGAGTCTTTTTTCACATCGAGTCATCAGGATACAATTTCCAGGTGATAATACAGTTATTTTTGGAGCCGAGAAGAAACTCGTGCTTCCACGGGCAGGTGATCTCATCACTAATATGTACCTTAAAATTATTCCACCCCCTCTCCCGCCAGGTGTTCAGGTTCTCGATTCGGTCGGTACCCTTATGATTCAGTACATAGAGCTCTACATAGGTTCAGAGCTCATCGAACGTCTTTATGGAGAATATCTTGAGATGCGTTTTGACCTTACTATTCCACAAGGAAAGCAAGGGGCTCTCAAGAACCTCATAGGGAAGAATCTTATCCAGCCAGTTCCATTCAATTCTAATTATACAGTTCCCATTCCATTTTACGTATTCAGACGAGGTCTTCCTCTTTGTGCTTTCGATGGTGATGTCACTATCAGAATCATATGGAACCCTTCGACAGTTTTCACGTACCCGTCCGTGAACATCACAGCTCCTTTTTACGCCTACCTGGACACAGAGTATACTTACATTTCCGATCAAGAAATTGCCTTCATCAAGTCAAAGCCTCAGACGTACCCCGTGGAACAGGTTCAGCGCGAAGAGTTTTTCGCACCTTTGTTAGCGAATCAACTTCAGAGTAACCAGATACAGTGTCTCGGTGAGTTTTTGAATCCAGTCAAAGAGTTTTATTTTGTGTTTCAGAATGACTCGGCTCTTGGGTATGACTACACCACAAACAATAGCTACACATCCAATGGAACAACTTATGAACAATTGAGTCAGCTCATTCTCGACTTTAACACGACTGAGCGAATCTCAAAGGATATAGGATCCCCCATTTTCCTTCGGGTCATTCAACCACTCGAGAATCATACCCGTATTCCAAGTCGTATTTTTTACATGTATTCATTTAGTCTCGACCCAGAACTTTACGATGAACCATCGGGAGCCGTGAACATGTCCCAAATTAAGAACCAAATTTTCCAGTTTGCACTCAACTCCAGTCCAGCCAATAGGTACATTAGAATTTATGGTGTAAATTATAATTTTTTGTACATTGAAAAGAAAACTGCAAAGATGATGTTTTCAAATTTTCACTGAGACCAAGTGGGACTCGTAGAGTCCTCCTTGAGATCCTCAGTTAAAAGAAATTTTAGTATAAAATTTAAAAAATGGAGGAGAGCATTCATCAGACGGCTTTCGATATTTTCGTTCCCGTCATGGAGTCTGCAACTGTTCTCGCAGCCCACTATGCAAAGGCATGTGGTCGTGACGTGGTTCTGGCAGAGGATATGCAGATAGGTCTCATGTACGCAGCCCGAAATGTCCTTGGAAAGCAAATTGGTCCGTTGTATCCCGAGGTTTGGGAGAGTGAATCTGAAGATTCACTCGAAGGGGAGGACGACTCCGACCAGGAAGACCCAGAGTGGGTGAGATACGAGGGTTCAGACGATATGGCAAACAAGATGAATGAGTGTGCAGATTCGTGGGGTTCTTGGTCCCCCGAGAGTCCAGCCGAGCGTGCGTTAAAAGATGCTGTAGACAAACAGTTGGAAAATTAGGAATGGAGGAAGAGGAAGAGGAGGAGGAACTCGAGTCCAGGGTAAAATACTCCTTCATAGTCCAGGAGGAGGACTATGAAGACGAGGAGGGGGAATCAGGAACTGATTCAGACGGAGAGTCTGACGAGCAGCTGACTGTAAAACCTTGGGACCCTAGTGATATTTTTTTTCGCATTAAATAGTAAATGTCTGGTCTCATCTCAAGCGTTGCCCTCCAGCTGGAGTCGCAGTCCCTGAACTCTGTCGTGGCTGGTTTCTCTTTCGCCAGCGCCATCGCATGGATGGACGTTGTCCGTTTCATCATCTCCCAGGTGGTCCAGGTGAGCAAGAACGGTGGTCAATACTACGTGCTCAGCGCGCTGTTCACCACCCTGCTTTCCATCGTCGTCTACCTCGCCATCAAGGCACTCGCCTTCAACGTGAAGATCAACGAGCCCACCCAGCCCATCTACGCCGTGACCAAGTAAAGGATCAGGTCCGTCTCTCAGACCAAAACTTCCAGGCGACATAAGCTGCAATAAAAACTAAAACTATCATCACCCAGGGGAACTTGCGTTTCTCTTCCCGAGGTGGTGGAGGCACCATAGTCATCGCCTCCACGATTCTCTTAATCTCGACATCCTGTAGGGGTGGCGGGGGTGGTATCCGCCTCACGTCCTCCTCCAGAATGTGTGCTCTCAGGATAAAGGCATGGTAATCTGACCCTCGAAAGTCGAGGAGTCTCCCATTCGTATCGTACCAATTGACCGTCAGGCGCTGGAGGCTATTTATAGGTTCAGGATACACCACAGAGACTGTATAATCTGCATTTTCATGATAAATTTTCATCCCTCCAGACGGGACATCCATCATGATTGGTGCAAACGCCCTATTGATGTTCGAACCCGTGACTGTCCCAGTGGTCCCGCTCAGAGCCTTGGCGTCTATATGACTCGGTGTCTTGAGTTCATCCACATCGAGAAATATGTATTCATTCGCATTCATGTGAATCAAGGTATTTGACTTGAAAATGTAATTGTTTGAATAGCAGGGGTCGAGGTTGGTGGCGAGTTTGGGGCTGAATGTAGTTCCCTGGGGTATACCAATAAGGTTCGACATTTCTCCAGTGTTTACTCGAAATGTGAAGGTACTTGCATTCGAAAGTATAAAGTGCCCCTCGTTTGAAAGATAATGAATTGAAAACCCATTACTTACTGAACCGGCAATAGCACTTGCAAGACCCCCAGCCGAATAAAATCCCTGATTCAGGGAAATATTCGAGGAATTTACTGTAAGAACATTCGAGCCATTCGTCAGGTTGTACATGGTGTTGGGAACACGTGCACTGACAAGATCGACTCGGGTAACATTCTTGATCGGTGTGGTCAGGTACAGGGTATAGGAGTTTCCAGAGGGATACAACTTGACGTCCCTGTTCCTGGAATCGGCGAAAATCAGTCTGGTACTCTCCATTTCTAATTTTATAATAGAAATTAAACAAAGGGTGGTCCCGAGATCCAGAGGACGAGGGACCGACGAGTCCCCTTTGTGACTGGTGTGACTCTATGTTGCAAAAAGCTTGGAAACATAATCATAGCTCCCTTTTCCTTTGTACATGTCCTATGCGGACTTTCTCCGTTATGAACTTGGAGCTCACCCCCTTCGTATTCTGAAGGATCACTCAACTGAATGACCAAACTCAACTTTCTTGTATTATTGTCTCCACAATCTAGGTGCCAATCGTAATGTCCTTTGTAACTTTCATCATATTCTGTATATTGAATATCTTCTGCAATTTCCGTCAAATTAAATTTGAAAAAGTCGTTATTAAAGTCTTGGAGTTGTTTGAATATTTTTAGATATAGTCTGAAAAACTCGGAAGTTTTGGGAATGAAATGAACTTTAGAGCGCCTAACATCATTTACTCGTCCACCTGAAATTGCACCATCATCCAAACTAAAATCCTGAAAACGAATCCTTAGTTGATTCACCTCGTGCTCGCTCAAGAAATCCCTCACAGATTTCGGACCTAAAAACTCTTTTGGTTCATCTTTGAAAACGAGTTTGAACTTTTCAGGTTCTTGACCCCATATATCCTCTATACCCAAGGTTTTGAGTGTATCTTTTATAAACTTTATACCAAATGAAAGACGACTCCCAGACATTGTTATGACGGCGTGCCAAAATAGCTTCCCTGCGGGTTTCAAGTTAAATACAAGACTCGTACCGTCTATATCTTTTATGGCGTGTATTTTTCCAGAAATTGGATGTTTGTAAAGAAAGTAGGAATTACCTGATGTACTTACTGTATATATACGGTAATTGAGTAATCCCTCATCATGGTTCATTTGTTGTCTATTTGTGTGCCAATTAATGATATGACCCGCAGGATACAAGTAAAAAGGACCAGATTCAGTGAGATAGTGTGGGAGAGGCAATTTCTGAGAAAGACCTGGAAGAGTTATAGATGGATTTATGT